GTGACTAACATCTACCATAGTAACACCTGGAAGAACGCCGCAGTTTACCATTCTGTCGGCAATATAAATCTTGTCGGTTCCGGAACTTGGCAGAGGCGTCTGGAGAGGGGGCGAAAAAGGTGGCGCACACCTGCTGAAAAGGTGGCGGGAAAAGTGTCTGTACAGGTGTCCCCAAAAGTGTCCCCAAAAGTGTCCGAAAGAGTGTCCCCAAGAGTGTATGTAAATGTGTCGGAACAGGTGTCTGAAAAGGTGGCGGAAGCAGTGGTTGGAAAAGTGGCGTGGAAAGTGTCTGAAAAGGTGGCGCACATACCCCGAAAATCCGGCGAATTTCAACTTCCCTGACGCACGATTGCAAGAGCCTCGCCAAAGGGAGAAGTCTATGCTCCTTTCCACTATTTTCCCTCCAAGCAAAATTTTCTACGGTGCAGTCCGGCGACCGTAATACCGCCATATGTGGGGCGTAAAACGAAGCGTGAAAAGTGGGTGAGGTTGGTTTGATGTGGAAGTCTTTTGGTTTCAGAGGGTTATGTACGGATGTCGAGTTGGGCCGAAATAAAACGAAGCGTGCAAAAAGTTTACATAGGTTTAAATTTGGTTTACATATATGGCCTGTTTTGATACGACAGGTTTACGTGGGGTTTACGTAGGGTTTACAGCGGGCATTCGGTCGTTCATCGGAGCGAGAGATGGCGGGGCGGTCGCGGCTGTGAACCGCTTTTTTTGTGGGCTGTCGCAATATTAATTTTTATTGAAATTATACCATATGGATATTATTTGGTATATTTGTGCCGATAAATCAAGAGTATATGGCAAAGGTTATACACGTGCATTTGACTCGCCCCATTGAGGGCACGAGGCGCAAGGATTGGTATTTCAGCAGCATAAAGGCGGTTTTCAGCGTGTTTACGCCGGAGCAGGTCGGTGCGACCTATAATTACCTGCGTCATGCAGGGCTGTCGGGCAATGGCACAGTAGTAACTAAACGCGCTATAATCAAGCAGTCTACGCTCATATCGGGCGGAGGTGATGCAAACTATGGGCAGCCTGTCTGAACGGCCTTAGAAGTCAAATAAAGAGGCTTTCGGAGGGCATTGCCGGCATTGCGCCGATGATGCCCTGTTTTTTGCTCTTGCCACCTTTGAAAACGGGCGAAAATGGGGTTAGAGATACACTTAGAGTGACAGTTTAGAGATACAACTTAGAGTGACACTCAAAAAGGTTTAGAGTGACAAATTCGGGGATTTTGATTGCAAATAACTGTGATGAGATAAACGCCCAAAATCGGGCATCAATTTTGAAAAAGGGCGTTTGAGTGTGAAGCAAAATACCCCCTATTTTTCGGCAACGATTGCTGAAACACCACTAAATCAAGGAGTTTAAGATGGAATGCAGCCCCAAAAGGGAGGGGTGGTCATAGCTCTGGGAGCCGAGGGGGTGACGGAGGGGTGGTCGAGGGGTCAATTTCGGTATATCCGGAAGGGTATTCCATCAATGATTATGATGGAAGATTTTATCTGTCCTGCAAGACGGGCGGGGAGTACGCCACCTCGGCTTCGGTAATAGGGGAAGGATGCCCCCGAGGTACCCGCTCCAATTCTTCTATGCGTGCTTTAAGCCTACCGTTGTCTTCTCTTAGGTTTCCAATCTCTTTGTCTTTTGCCGATAATAAATCAAAAAGACGGTCAATCATTGGGTTAGAAGTTTGTGTATGTCCTGCACTTTCGCTACCTTTATCCTTGGTAATAACCTCTTCACAATCAGTTTTTATCTTGGAGGTACGTTTCGTTTTGAGCATTTCGCCAACTCCTAACATCAGCCATTCAATGCTAACCTCGGGGTATGTGGCGAAAAATTTTGTAATAACATCCTCCGTTATTCCTGTCTTGCTCTCTAAAGTGCCTCGAGACACCCCTATTTTGGCATAGAAATCACGCTTGCTGATACCCAAAGTACCAGCAAAATACAAAATTCTTTGTTTTATCGGCGAAATATTTTGTTCTCTTGCTTGCATGGTGGCGAAATGTTTTGTATCTTTGCAGCGTATTCCAGTTGGAACAGGCGGCCAAAGATACGAAAATTGGCGCGTATAGACAAAATTTAACAGTTAAGCAAACATAAACAAATGAGTGAGACAATGACAAAGCAAGGGATTCTTGGAGTCTTCAAGGATGAGTTCAATAGCATCATTCGCAACTGCGAGCGTGCGATAGAGAAGTACAGCCTCGGAATGAACGAGGACTATGAGTACTTCTACAGATGGCACAGCGGCGATATGTACAAGGCGGTTGTAAGGTTGCAGTTCTTCCGCGCGCTACGCCCCATAATTGATTGTGACAGCGCAGAGGGTATCACAGTTATGCTCAACCAGCACATTGGCAACATCGAACGGGAACTTATCGATGGACGGCAGTATCCGGGCGGTTCGAGCCTTGCCTCCAACGCTGCCGAGATACTGGCGCGGGAAGCCAAGCAGGATATGCGGGCAGATCTTCAACGGCTGCTATACGCGATAGAATACAAGGGTTAGACCCAAGAGAGGGCAATCCTCCGGCAAGAGAGCCGGTCAAAGCCGAAAGGCACAACATCAGAACCCCCGGCGTAGCCAAATGCGCCGGGGAATCCGGGAGGATAGCTAAGAGGTAAAGCCGGGGCCGAAAGCCCAAAGTCGGAGGGTTCGAGTCCCCCTCCTCCCACTAAAAATTCAAACGATGAAACAACAATCAGAGCAAAGGATAGACCACGCCATCAGGCTGCTGCTCCAGACGCTGGAGCGCAATGTGACCGACACCGGGATAATTCTCGGTGAGTACGAGGCGACCCATGACGACCGGGAGCTGTGCGATTCCAGACAGTACGGCGCGCTCAGTGCCGGCTACTTTGCGATGAAAGATGCCATCGACAAAATCAATCACCAACTAAACAAGTAGACTATGAGAAAGGAGAATCAAACCCCTCGAACGGGAACTTCTTCAGCGGGGAACCAAGCAGCAGAGGTGCGAGGGCGTCTGCAATCACTGAGTGAAAGCTACGGTAAGATCCGGAGTCAACAATCCCAGCTATCTCGTCAATATCTAACTGGAATTGCACAGTTATCGCGGATATTTGCAATGCTGCAAACCGAAGAAGAAGCGCGTCAGGACGGGCGACCCATTTCTTTGCCTCACGCCTCGACGGAGGTAGAGCAATATATTGCAGAATGTCTGAGAGGTTTGTTGTCAGGAAGTCTCGGTACCAGTCAAATCCCTTCTCTTTTAAGAGCGTATGGAGTTGTGACACCTCTTCCTGACGGAAAGAGCAGCGTATCTCCGTTTCAGATACATCTGATCTTACAAGATAGTTTTCAAGGCTCATGGCTTTGCGGTCTTTTTGATATGATGTTTGGATGCCGTCCAGACGTGGAATCTAAGGCGGTGATTTACTAACAGTCTACAAAGGTAACGAATAAAACCCAATAAGTGAGATTATGAAGGAGCGGACAAAAAATCTAATGATTCTGTCTTCCATTGCAGAGTGCAGAAAAGCAATTGACTTTCTATTGCAGGCCGGAGAGTATTCAGCAACGACTGTAATGCTTCGTGGCGAGAAGCACCCATGTCCCAAATCGCTTGCCAACGACATGCCCATGTATCGGGGGCATCAATTAGTTCTCCGGGACGATAATACTTTGGAATGCCGGGAGTGCGGCCGCAAATACCGCTCAGTTCATCAAGAACTGACAAAGGAAGAGCAATATCTTTATGAAACGCTGTCTCCGAGATGTTCGTTCGAGCCACAAGCTGAACTCTAAGGATAAACTTCATAACGTTCTTTTTGGAATTCGGCCATAAAGTTAACAAAAATATCAATACAATAAAAGTGAGAGAAATGAACAAGTACATTTCAGTAAGCAAGGAGGGCATCAAGGCTCTGCAGCGCACTTTCAATGTCAAAGGGAAGGCTATATGCGAGCGTTGTGTCAAGAACGCCCTTGCCTACCGCACTGACAACGAGCTTGCCCGCAAGATACGTTTCGCGGCAGTCAAGCACCACGGCGGCTGCACGTACTACAACCTCCCTGAAGGTGAGTTCTTCTTCGACTCGGACAGTTGTGCGCGTGCGGTCTGTCCTAACGGAGCCGAGGTCTATCTTGACAAGCAGACCGGCGAAGTCATAGTCTATGGACCCAAAGGCGAAGTGGTTGCAAAATACCACAACGTCCTGCTAAGGCAGATTGGCGAAATCAAGCAAATGGCGGAGTCCCTCTAAAAGTTTATGGCTATGGAATACCTCAAAGGAAGATTGTGCGTATCGATGCGTGAGCTTGTGGAACACGGCATAATGACCGATGCCAACTACAGGCAGATGGCTCGTCGTGGTCGCTTTGAGGTCGCTCAGCAAGGGAAGGGACTCGGCAATTATGCATTTGCTATCATTGACACATTACCGACGAAATATCGTGAGCAGGTGCGTGAAAAACTCGGCAACGGCGACGAGGTGCTTGCCGCCGGGTGGTTCAGGGATAACTACGAGCGCGACCAGGCAGCGGTGGCGTGGTTCAACGATCGCAGCAATACCGGCATGGACATGAAGCCTGCGAAAGTTGAAGAGTGCGTCATCAACGCAAGTGTTCTGAACTGCTGCATAAGGCTCCACAGCCGGGCGAGTGACTTTCAGCGGATACTCGGCAACACCTACCAGTGGGAGAAGATGGCAAAGGCCGTCGAGAGCCTCAGGGAGCAGTTCGGCCACACGCTGCCGACCTCGATGTTCCGCTTCCGCAAGAAGGTGGCCGAATATAAGCGCGAGGGCTACGCCAGTCTTATCAGCGGCAAGTTCGGCAACCAGACGGCGCGCCGGATGACCCACCGCGAGGAGCAGGTGATACTCGGCATCGCCTGTCTTGAGAACCAGCCGTACAACACGACGGTCAGGGAGATGTACATAATGTTCCTCACCGGAGAGCTTGAAGTGTATGACATCAACACCGGGGAGCTGTTCGACCCCGACACCTTCGCCAAAAAGGGCGAGGATCCGTGGATACCGAGTGACGCGACAATCGCCAACTACCTCAACAAACCCAAAAACAAGCTGCTGATAGAGCACAGGCACCGCAGCCGGACAGCCTTCATGCACGAGCAGATGCCGCACATGCACCGCCACAACGGGCAGTTCTCGCTGTCGCAGATTACTATGGACGACGTTGACCTTCCACGCCGCATGAGAGGCAACGAAAGGGTACACGCCTATTATGCCTACGACGTGGTGAGTCAGTGCCGAATAGGGGCCGCCTACGGAAGGAAGAAGGATGAACGCCTTGTTGTGGACTGCTTCCGTGACATGTTCAGGCTGATCGAGCGCAACGGGTGGGGCATGCCGGCCGGCGTCGAGGTCGAGCAACACCTTATGAGCCGATATAAGGACGGCTTCCTGCGCGCCGGTGTCGCCTTCCCCTTCGTGCACTTCTGCGCCCCCCAGAATTCACAGGAAAAATATGCCGAGAGGCTCAACGGTGCCTTCAAGCGTTCTATTGCGCACAAGAACCATGCCGGTATAGGAAGGTTCTATGGCAAGGGCAAGAACCGCGTAGAGAGCACAAAGATTAGTGACGAGAGCAATGACACATGGGAGGACAGGAGATATTACACGTTCGAGGAGCTTGTCGCCGACGACCGGGCCGACAATATGGAGTGGAACAACACGCTCCATCCCGACCAAAAGAGGTTCAAAGGCATGACCCGGTGGGACGTGCTTGTGGCCAACATCAACCCGACGCTGCAGCCGCTTGACAAGCTCACTCTGAGCAGGTATATCGGAGAGCGTGTCGAAACGAGCATACGGCGCAACTCGACGGTCAGGGTGTGTCACGAGGATTGGTGGCTCAGTTCCCCCGAAACTCTCGAGCAGCTTGAACCGAACAACTACAAGGTAACAGCCTACTTCCTCCCGGACGAGAACGGTGCGCCTCAGGATGTCTACATTTTCCAAGGTGATCGCTACATCGACAAGGTCGAGAAGGTCCGGACCTATAACCGCGTCATGGCAGAGCAGACCGAGGAAGATGTCGCCAACTATATAGAGCAGCGTAAGAAAGTGGCCAAATGGGGCAAATATATCGACGACAACGCCACGATGCAGATAGGAGTGGCAAAACGTACCGCCCGGCCGGAAATCGCGGCAGAGGCCGTTGAGATGCCCCCGGTGGAAATCATACCCGGAGATGACGACACCGCCTCGAGGTTTGCGGGCATGGACTGGAGTCGCGCCGGACTTCGGGACTCTTAAAACGAATATATAACAGCATTAGAATATGGTTAAAGAGAACTTTGAACATCGGCATCGCCTCGGCAATGAAGGAGCAAGCTCCACATTGCCCTCGGCCCGCACAATGATTACAACGGAAATCAGGCAGAAAATCACCGCGGCGATCACGGCCGCCCGGAAGAACTATCCGAGCGATGCCAAGCATGCCGCCTCGCTCGGTATCACCACCTCGGTATACAGTGCGGTCAAGAACGGTCAGACCGACAGGGTGCTGAGCGATGCCAACTGGATAAGCATTGCCCGCAAGCTCGGAGTGAGCCTCCGCGATGAAATCGAATGGAAGGCTGCCAAGCCCCCGGTATTCCAGTACGTCACCGCTCAGTTGGAGTTTTGCCAACAGTCGAGCGTCAGCGGTATCCTCTGCGACGAACCGAACATAGGCAAGACCTTCACCGCCCGGCTCTATGTTCAGAGCCACCGCAATGCCGTCTATATCGACTGCTCCCAGACCAAGACCAAGCTGAAGCTCATCCGAAAGATCGCAGCCGAATTTGGTGTCGACAGCAAGGGCCGGTACAGCGACGTGTACGATGATCTCGTCTTCTACCTCCGCTCCATCGAGCAGCCGCTCATCATACTCGACGAGGCCGGCGACCTCCAGTACGAGGCCTTCCTTGAGCTGAAAGCACTGTGGAATGCTACCGAGCGCTGCTGCGCATGGTACATGATGGGAGCCGACGGACTCAAGGAGAAGATCAACCGCTCCATCGAGTGCCGGAAGGTCGGCTACACCGAGATGTTGAGCCGCTACGGCGACCGTTTCAGCAAGGTCACGCCCGACAACGGCGATGACCGCCGGGCTTTTCTGAACGAACAGGCCCGGATCGTGGCGAAAGTCAACGCACCGGAGGGTGCCGACATCGCCCAAATAGTACGCAAGACCCAGGGCGGTCTGCGCCGCGTATATACCGAAATCGAAAAACTCAAAAGACAGTAAGCCATGCCCAAGAGAGCATTCAGCCCCAGAGAGGTGCTTGCCAAGACCTACAAGACCCTGCAGTGGGACGGCGAGTGGGCCGAGGCATTCGGCCTGCCCACCGTCAACGAGACATGGCTTATCCACGGTCAGTCCGGCTCCGGCAAGAGCAGCTTCGTGATGCAGCTTGCCCGGAAGCTCACCGAGTACGGCACCGTGCTCTTCATGAGCTACGAGGAAGGGGTCGGGCAGTCCTTTCAAAAGCGCATCGCCCGGTTCAAGATGAACGAGGTGCAGGGTCGTTTCCGTATCGCCACAGCCGACACCATCGAGGAACTGACCGCAAGGCTCAAGTGCAAGAAGAGTCCGAAGTTCGTCATCATCGACAGCTTCCAGGCGGCAGGGTGGGACTTTCCCGAAACCGAGGCATTGGTAAAACGCTTCCCCCGGAAATGCTTCATCTTCATAAGCCAGGAGTACAAGGGGCAGCCGATGGGCAAACCGGCGCAGAAGCTCAAATACCTTGCCGGTGTAAAAGTAAGGGTAAGCGGCTACAAGGCATACTGTCAGGGACGTTTTATCCCGACGCCGGGTGTATATTACCCGGTGTGGTCCGAAGGAATATTGAAAACAACCAACAACACCAGATAAAATGAGCAAGAAAGCGACAATGATAATTGTAGAGCCTGACGACCGGATCCGCAAGGAGGTGTTTATGACAGCCCCGACGGTGTGCCCGTACTGCAACGGCAGGGGCGGGTTCAGCCACGACACGGCCAACGAGCCGGAATTCGTGCATTGCCCCGACTGCGAGGGCACGGGCGAGGTCGTGGCCATGGTGACGATAGACTGGAAACCGAATGTAAAGTAAAGAACTATGAAGCAGCAGGTAACTAACTTCAGGCGGTTCTATGGAGCGATAAAGGCTCTTGACTTTGTCACAGACCGCGATGATGTCAAAAAGAGCCTCGTGCACCAGTACACCAACGGGCGCACCGACAGCCTCCGCGAGATGACCCGTGCCGAGTACGACCGCTGTTGCGAGGATCTTGAGCGC